CCTTCCAGAAGTTATAGAGTGGTTCGTACAGGTCATTGACCCAGACATCCAGGTGGCGATACCGCTTGGAGATCTCTAGGGCAACGCTACCACCCCCTAGGAAGGGTTCCCGGTACTCCCTATACCCCTTCAGGTCTGGGACGTACTGGAGGAGTTTTGAGAGTGCTCTGGACTTTCCTCCGGGGTAGCGTAGAGGCGTCTTCAGGGATTTCATAGTCTGGGGCATTGTACTTAATATACTCACGAAAGATATGTTTCATTTCCCGTTGTGTCATGCCACAGTGAGCGGCAGCTGCGGGGAGGTTCATTGTAGCACGAAACAAACCATCGTTTGCTTCTTGTACATTTTCAGGTGTCGTCTTCTTCATCATCTACCATATCAAAATCAGTAATTTGTTCAGCAGACACTTCGTGTTCACCAGCAACAAGATACCAGTGATGTCCTGCTCGTTCTCCCAGATATTTCATCTGGTCTTCCTCAAAATAATTCTCACGCAATGCTGCTTGAATTTTTAGATGGATGAGTTCTTCTTGAGTTGGTACATTCATTTTTGTTTCACCTTACATTTAAACATAATTTCAGTAAAGAATGCGAGCATATGGATTTCCAGATTCGCACAATCTTTGGTAGAACGTTGGTAATCCTCACAGATTAACACAAGGTTTCCCATATCTACAGGACCATAGTATGCGTCTGCTGAGCGATACACTTTATTTACCAGAGCATCAAAATCATTATTCAGATTATTTACAACCCACTCTCGCACGTTGGTATAATCTTTCTTAGCAATGTATCCAAACAATGCCTCAATACTAATCTCTGGTGCGTGTGCTAAAGCATCAACTCCAATCTTACCATTAGTAGAAAGAGATTGAACTTCATTCAGAAGACGCCGCCAGTCTGGATAGTATCGCTTCAGAAGTTTAGCAACAATAGCAACATCATACTCAATCTCTTCGTGAGTAAGAATAGTATCGAGCCGCTGTAGGAATTGTTGTTGAATCGAGAGTGCTTGATCTTTAGGAACAACAAACTCAACTACAGAACAACGTGAGTGGAGGGGTTCTAGAATCTTGTTAGCAAAGTTGCAGGTGAAGATGAACCTACAGTTACCATGAAACTCTTCAATAGCATTACGCAAGCAGAGTTGTACGTCCTGTGTCGTGTTGTCTGCCTCATCAATGATTACAACCTTGTGTTTAGCAGTTGCTGTAAGAGATACTGATGTAGCAAACTTCCTAACCTTATTACGGATAGTGTCAAGAAAACGCCCCTCATCACTGCCATTGATGACAATGTAAGAAGCGCCAAGTTCACTACAAAGTGCCTTCGCAATTGTAGTTTTACCTACACCTGCCCGACCAGACAGAAGTAGGTTGGGGATCTCACCCTGATTTACATAACCTTGGAAGATATCTTTGATACTATCAGGGAGAATACAATCCTCAATAATATTTGGGCGATACTTCTCAACCCACAGAAACTGGTCTTTCATCCTCTCTCCTAGTTTTAACATAATGTAGTTCATCCCAGTCGTGTTTGAAGCATAGCACACAGCAGTGTACTTTCTTATGAAAACAAACTAGGTCGTCAGGTTTATCCTTGACGGCAATTTCAATCGTGATGTAGTCATCACACTTAAAGTAGATCCAACCTTTTAGATCTTTCCAAATAACATAGTCATCAACCTGGGGATTGTAAGTCATCTACTTTCCTCAATTCAAAAGAACCATCTCCTTTGTCAATCCATTGTAACTCATCACCCTCCTTCCAGTCAAGTGTTTGTAGGAGTTCGTCAGGTAATGTCAGAACTCCATCATCATCAATCGTTAGTTGATACTTCATTCTACCCATTCAGGTTTTCGTTCCGGCATACGAAGATAATTAGATGTAACCCAAGGTTTGCTGCTAATGTAATTCTTGTAAGCAGTAAAAGTGTCAATGCTTGTGTCATACTTAAATTCATCTGGCATTGCCCTCGCAAATGGAGTTACTTTATCAAGCTTACCCTTGGGAAACAAGTAATATGCTTCTACTAATGTATTGTAGCAGGAGTGTGTTTTGCCATAGCGCAACGTATATTCGTCACATAAATTCATACCATGTTTGATCAACCAGTATGAATTATTGATAGTTTTTGCTGCCCACTGAGTACAGGGGTGATTGCGAAAAGCACCTTTCTCAGTTTTGTATGCAACCCCATCAGTTTTATGCAGAGGACCATAGTTGTGATACCACTTGGAAGCAATGATGCTTAGCATCTGGCAGCACTCTAGTGGCATCTTAACAATGTGCTTGTCAGGTAAGACGATAGCAGATTCAGCAGGAAACGGATGGGTCACAAAGATGTTCATTGTTCAAGTCCAATATAATAAACGAGGTCACGATTGTTGTCTCGCCACTCACTCATACCTTTAGCACAGATGCTGAGGGTATAGTCACCAGGCAGGACGACAAGGTTTTCCATCTTGATATTAACAGAGAAGTCACCAGTCGAACAACCGTGAAACACTTGTTCATATGTGTTGTTGGTTTCGTCTTCAGTATCAATCAAACTGACACGAACATTAGTCTCATCTTTGCTGGCAATATTGATGTCTTCCAGATTAAGAATATTAGATGCCTTACGAATACCTTTCACATCAGATTCAGCCAGAGTAAACTGAATGTCTGCTCCAGGAAACTTGACATCAGTATTAGGTGCTCGCTTGAGTGTAATCTCTGGGTTGCTGAAGTAATACTTAGAATACTTAGAATGACTGCGGATGGTCACATACTGTTCATTGTCAAATTCAAGAACAGGATTCTCAAACAGACTTACCACGTTCAAGAACTCAGACAAATCATAGATAGCAAACTCAGTAGGAAATACCTCAGTACACTTATACTTTGCTAGGATGTGTTCTAGATTACTGATGGAACGAATCTCGCTACCAGCGCAGACAATAATAGACGGGTTAATTTGTACGAAGTTACCAAGAACTTCAATAGTCTCTCTAGTTAGCAATACTTGGTTCATAATCAAACATCAAAATCTTTTAGTTCGGACAGGGATACACGTTTGTGCTCGTTCATCTTAGCATCCTTTTCATCTAACCAGTTGATTAGAAGGAAAGCGTAATGAATTACTTTGAATAGGTCTTTACGCCATTGACCTTTGTCGGGACGATCAATATATTTTTGTAGGTTGCCAGCAATAAATCCTTCACGCCAGCGAGGACGGATCTTCTCAATAGTTTGAAGACCATCCTCGTCGTTGTAGTGCTGGTTGTATGTTGCTCTCACATACTCCTCGTATTCTTGGAGGAGTTTATCTTCATTAAATTTAAACATCAATTCTGACAGACATACTGTAGATCACTATGATAACACATTTTGACGTTGCCGTCAAGGTCTTCGACGAACAATTTATGTCCGTCGCCACCTTTAATTTTGACTGCCTTCCCAGTCTTTAGGAAGGCGATATGTCCGATGTATCCGTGGTATTTCATTTTTCGATAGAGGGGTCAATCATCTTGTAGAACTTGAAGAACTTCTCCTTAGTCTCTTCATCAAAGCGGTTGATGCAAGTCTCAATCGCTTTATCACGGGTGCCAAAGATAGTGTAGGCACGGATGATATGAACGAGACGACGAGTGGAGATAATCTCGTCAATGCCATCAGCACCAGCATCAAATGCCTTACGGATAGCATCAGACCATTGAGTCAGTTTCTCACAGAACTCTTCATCATTAGGATCTACATCAGAAGTAGAAAGAGACTCAAGAAGTTTGACAAGAATCTTCTTCTCAACGGTAGGAGTGGGATATGCCTGCTCGAAGGTCAGAGCAAAACGCTCAAGGAATGCTTCGTTGAGAACATTGGTGCCAATGAAACGACCATCCTCAGAACCTTTACCCTTGGTGTTCGCAGTGGCAATCACATTGAAACCAGCAGCAGGTTTGATGAACTTACCAATCTTCTTCAGGAAAACACCTTTGCCTTCAAGAATAGATTGGAGACAGAGGATTTTGTTAGAGGCAAGGTCAATCTCGTCAAGGAGGAGAATAGCACCTCGCTCAAGAGCTTCAATGACAGGACCATTATGCCAGACAGTATTACCATCAACCAGACGGAAACCGCCAATAAGATCATCTTCATCAGTTTCAATAGTGATGTTGACACGAATCAGTTCACGACCGGTGGCAGCACACGCTTGCTCTACAGAGAAGGTCTTACCATTACCGGACATACCAGTAATAAACAGAGGGAAGAAAGAACCAGATTTGATGATTTTCTTCACATCAGAAAAGTTCCCGAACGGGACATAATTAGTATCTTTGCTAGGAATAAGGCACATTTGTTCCCGAACGGGAACGGGAGCAACCATCTCTTCAAGTTGCTGACGTGCTTCTTCTACAGACAGAGTGTATTTGCCGTGACCAGACTTATAATTCTCTAGACGCTTTTTGACAGTAGGCAGAGACACAGAGAAGTGATCTGCTGCTGACAGGAGTTGAGCAGTGGCAATCTCAGTGCCATACTCGTTAGACAGAAATTCAACCAGTTGTTCCGTGGTCATGTTAGCAGTGCGAGGCATTGGGTTTGTTGCGTATGAAAGTAATATAGGGTAAAAGCGGGGGGATGGAAACCCCCCTTGTGCCACTAGGCAATCTGGTCGATGAAGGACGACAGGACTTTACGATTGGTGCCAGAAGATTTAATCATCTCACGAAACGCTTTGTTGATCTGTGCTTTAGTGGCATGTTCACCTAGTTCAACTTCAGTGTCATCTCGTTCTAATCCTTTGGCGCTAATAGCATACAAAGCACTGAAGGCGATAGGATTAGGAATAACTACAGACCGGTTCTTACGATACTCGTTCTTCAGTTTATCAAGATCTTCACGCCATCCAGCATACTCACGAACGAAAGATGTAAATCCATGCTCAATAACACGGATACCCATGACACTAACACCAGGATTACGGTCACGAACTTGCTGAATGAAAGTGTTAGTTGCTTCCGCAAAACCCCCAATGAACTTGGGATAGGTGCGACCAGTTTGACGATCACGGAGAACACATCCACTATCAACACGATAGCTACGCATCCGTACATCATAAAGTTCTTCATCACCTGCTTTAAATCCATACATAGCAGACTGTGATTCACCATCAGTAAGGATAACAGCATTCACATTCTGAAGACCATTCTCCTTTTTAAATTTAGGAAGAATCCAATTCAAAGAAACGATAGCTTCGTTGAGAGGAGTGCCGGAAAGACCCATGCCGGGAGTAGGAGATGCATCAGTAAAGTAGCATTGACTTATAACTTCACGCCAAAGATTTAGGCAGTGATGCTTGTACTGACGAGTGGTAGCGCGAGAAGACAGCACATTAACCATATTGAATGTTTTGTTAATGTGAATCTTACGATCTTCCAGTCCGATACGCCTAAAGTCAGACGTGTAGTAGGAGTCAAACGAATCACGAACACAATAGTAATCGCTAGTGAAGATATAAACTTCAAAAGGAATTTGTACTTTATGGCAGAACTCAGTCAGCATAAACAATTGCTTCAGAGTGTCTTTAAGAACAGTAGACATTGAACCGGACCAGTCAAGTACAAACACAAGACCATGGTTCTTACCATCAGCAACAGAAGTCACACGCTTGAAGATGTCATCATTATAAGAGTAGGTATGAAGTTTGTTGGTATCAATCACACCAGTTTTAGAAACTGAGGTGCGAGCGTATGCATCAGCAGACTTCTTCATCTCGAACTCTTTAACGAGATAGTTTACACTCTTACGGGACTCAGACGTAAAATCATTGAAGAGTGTATCGTGATAGGAAAACACTTTATCGTTAGATTCAATAGTAGGACGCTGGAAAGCATCGATATGTCCGTGAACCTCAGACCAATCAACAACTACATCATCCCAGTCAAAATTACCCAGTTCGATGTAGCGTTGCCTACCACCAGCTGATCTGGTGAGACTATCAAGTTGCTTGTCAAACTCTTCTTGAGTTTTAACATCATCAGCACTAGGAGCAGCAGGTCCTGCTGAATCAAATTCAACATCTTCTTCTGGTTGATCTTCTTCGTTGCTGTAGGAAGGAGTATCAAGGTCAGCATCATC